CAAGAAACCGTCAGTCGTGAGGCGATGCAGTTGGAGTTGTCCATCATGCTCAATGCGGTGGACATCAGCCAACTTGACTTCCGCACTCCCATCTACTACGGAGGGGTCCGTTGGCGGCTGCTTGAGATTCGGGACTACGAGATAGGTCAGCAGAAGCCTTGCCGGGTAACCCTTCGCAGGATTCTCAACTTGACCGAGTTTGTCCCAAAGCAAATCTATTACTTCCCCTACGACGGCCCTGTCCCTGCAACGGATTCGGATTACCCGAACGAAGTACCTCCGATTCCAACCATCAAAGAACTCCCAGCGGTTGCAGGTCCTCCGGGTGAAACAGGTGCGACTGGAGCAACGGGTGCGGTCGGTCCCGCAGGTGAAGGCTATACCCCGGGCGATGCGGCAGGCGACATCAAGTATTGGGATGGAGCCGATTGGGTCAACTTGGGAATAGGAACCGAAGGTCAGGTCTTGGAGGTTGTGTCGGGATTACCAGCATGGGCAGACAAATAAAAAACTATGGCAGTTACTAAAGAAATCGTCCTCGAAGTAGGACTTAAAGACTCAACCGCACAAGGCACGACAAGTGCTAAACAACGGCTTAGGGAACTCCAAAAGACCCTGACCGAGATGGCTTTGGCTGGGGAATCCGGGACCAAGGCTTTCAAGCAAATGGAGCAGGAGGCGGGGAAACTCAAAGACCAAATCGGGGACACCTCGCAGCGAATTAAAAACCTCGCCTCCGACACTCGGAACATCGACACCTTCGTCGCTGGAATCCAAGGAATCACCGCTGGCTTTCAAATCGCCCAAGGTGCAGCAGCGTTATTCGGGTCCGAGAACGAGGACTTGCAGAAGGCGTTGTTGAAGGTCCAAGGGGCGATGGCTCTCGCTAACGGAGTGCAACAGGTTGCCAACCTGCTGAACAAGGACTCCATCCTAATCACCCAAGGGCAGGCAGCAGCACAGGCACTCTACGCAACCGCAGTCGGGGCAAGTACCGGGGCCATGAAGGCTTTCCGAATCGCCCTCCTTGCTACGGGTATCGGTGCAGCCATCGCAGCCGTAGGGCTTTTGGTTGCCAAGTGGGATGAACTCACCGCAGCGGTCCGCAGGTTCCTAAACTTACCCGACCCAGCCATCGCAGCGAAAGCGAGGGAGGACGCTTTGATGCGTGAAGAAGCAGCCCTCTCCAATTACCGGGATGCATACGAAGCCCACACGAACGCCCAAATCGCAGCAGACCAAAAGAGGGAGGCACAGGTCAAAGAACGCCAACGGAAGGAAGCGGAAGCCACCCAAAAGCGTTTGGAGCGACTAAGGGAAGAGAACAACGCCATCATTAAATTCGTGGAGGACTTGAACCTGCAACTCTACGAAATGGAGTTGGATAGGTTGAGCGAGCAGGAGCAACTGCAAATCAAAGCCATGCAGTCCGAAGCACAAAGGCGGATGCAGGTGGACACGGCTGACGCAAAATCCAAGATGGGTCAAGCCCAGCGTGAAGAGGACCTTGCTGGATTGCGTGAGAAATACGTCGGTCAATCCTTTGGGGTTATCAACGACATCATCATCGCATCGGCTGGAAAGAGCGAAGCAGCACAAAAGCGGGCCTTCAATGTCGCCAAGGCTGCTGCTATTGCCCAAGCCATCGTGAACACCTATTTAGCCGTAACATCTGCGCTCTCTACGGATTCAACAAAGTTGGTATTCCCCGGGCAGCGTTATGTCGAGGCAGGTCTTGCCCTTGCTGCTGGTCTTGCGAATGTCGCTAAGATTAAGGCTCAACAATTCCAAGGCGGTGCAGGCGCAGGCTCTCCCGGTGCAGACGTAACGGGTGCAGGAGCAAGCGCAGCACCACCGCCCATCTTTGCGAACCCACAAACGACCAACCTCGGGACGGGCGAACTCTCGGCAGGCCAAGGCCAAGGTTCATCACCGATGCGAGCCTATGTGGTGGAACGGGACATCACCCAAAGCACTCGCAGGGTTCGGAGGTTGGAGGAATTTGCAACTTTGGGGGCGTAGGACATTTACCACTATGGAACTGCCAATATACCGAATGACCGTGGACGAGGTGGATGAAGGGGTCCAATTCGTGGCCCTGACCGATATGCCAGCAATCGAACGGCCATTCCAAGCCTTTGCAAAGACACCACAAAAGTTCACCGAAACAGGCGAACGGAGGGTCCTGACTGGCCCTCTCATGCTTGCAGACACTCCCATCTTTCGCAAGGACGAAACCTACGGGGAATACTACGTCGTCTTTGACAAAGCCACCATCCGCAAGATAGTCCAAAAGTATTTCAAGCAGGGAAATCAGCACAACGTCAATGCCTACCACAACGCTGAACTGGATGGCGTGTTCATGTTTGAATCCTACATCACCGATGCCGAGCGTGGCGTGATGCCTCCCAAGGGCTACGAGGACACCCCCGACGGCTCTTGGTTCGGGTCCTTCAAGGTTGAGAACGACGAGGTGTGGGACAACCGCAACCTCTTCCGGGGTTTCTCCGTTGAAGGGCTTTTTGGAATGGACAAGACCGAATCCGAACTGGAGGTCGCACTCGCTGGCCTTGCTGACGAATTAACCGCTTTTTTGCAACAATTAACCCCCACCTACAAATCCCACTAACTATGAACCTGAAAAACGCAATCGAATCCCTGCGGACTGAACTCCGCAAATTCAGCACCCAAAAGCAGTCCTTCGCTGACTACAAGTTGACCGATGGCACGGTTGTCCGTGTTGACGGGGACCTCGTTGCCGGGACTGCCGTTTACGTTGTAGCCGAAGAAGGCACTCTGCCTGCACCCGATGGCGAACACGTCGTCGAAGGCGTTGGCACGATCAAGACCGAAGGAGGCAAAATCGTTGAGGTCATTGCTGCCGAAGTAGCAACCCCCGAAATCGAAGCCTTGCCCGTTGCTGCTGAAATCACCCCCGAAGTAGCCGTTGAGGTAACCGAAGAAATCAAGGATGCTTATCCTGCGATGACCCCCGAAGTTGTCGAGGCCATCGTTGCCAAGCACCTCGGAGCCATCATGGAAGAACTCAAGGCAGCCTATGCCGAGATGGGAAAGATGAAGGAGAAAATGTCTGCATTCGCATCGCAGGTTGAAACCATGGCCGACATCGTCGAGAAGGTTTCCGAACTCCCAGCCGAAGCCCCAAAAGCAAGCGGTTCAGCAATCGTTGAGCAACGCAAGGCTCAGGCATCGCAGAACTTCAACGCACTCGCACAAGCACTTCAATCACTCAAATCCAAAAACTAACCCCCTAAACCCCCACCACTAACCATGGCATTTACTTTCACAGGATTAACCTCCTACACCGACCAAGAGCGGTTACCGCTCATCACCAAGGCCGTGTTCTCGGCTCGTTCAGCAGCCCTGTTCACCAAGCAGGTGGGCATCAAGTTCGCTGCTGCCCTCAACCTCATGGACACCGATGCACTATTGCAGAGCGGTGACACTTGCGGTTACACAACTTCAGGCACGACTGCCTTCACTCAGCGGAACATCACCGTTGGCCGTATGAAGGTTCAAGAAACCTTGTGTCCTCGTTCCTTGGAGCAGTATTGGATGCAGACCCAGTTGACTGCTGGCTCTACCTACGATGGCGTTCCTTTCGAGCAGGCTTTCTCCGAGCAGAAGGCTCTCCGCATCGCTGAGGCTTTGGAGAATGCAATTTGGCAGGGTAACGCTTACTTCAGCGGTATCAACCAACTCTTGAACGCTGCTTCGGGTTCAACGATTAGCGGTAACACAGGAGCGGTATCGGCCTCCGTTGGTATCACTACAAGCAACGTGATTGCCATCTTTGACGGAATCTACAACCAAATCCCACAGGCCATCTTGACCAAGACGGACCTCGTAATTTTCTGCGGTTGGAACAACTTCCGTACCTTGATTGGTGCATTCAAAGCCTCCACAGGCGTTATGTACAACCAAGTCGACTTGGCTGGTCTTGCCGATGGGGACATCATCTACCCCGGCACAAACGTCCGTGTAATTGCGGTCCCCGGCTTGACCAACACCAACCGCATCGTCTGCACCTACCTCGGCAACCTGTTCTACGGAACCGACTTGTTGAGTGACGAGGAGCAGTTCTCGATTTGGTTCAGCAAAGACAACGACGAAGTCCGCTTCCAAGCAGCCTTCAAGGCAGGTGTCCAGTTCGCTTATCCCGACCTCATCGTAGACTTCCGCTTGACCTAATGTGTAGGGGGGAGGGAAACCTCCCCCTGCTTTTTGTTCCTTGAAACTTAAACCCCAAATACACATATGTCCTGCGCACTAACAACTGGTTACACACTCGGCTGCCGTGATTCAGTCGGTGGCATCAAAGCAATTTACGTCCAAAACTGGATTTCTACCGGGTCCTGCAACGCTAACCTTTCAGGTGCGGTTACGGGGTTCACCGGGTACAATGCAAGCGGTTTTTTTGAATACGACTTGACCAAAGCCACGTCATCCATGACCGAAACTTTGAATGCAAGCATGGAGAATGGCACAATCTTCTACTCACCGGAGGTAACATTCACCATCAACAAAATGCAAGTCGCAGTACGCAATGAACTCCGTTTGCTCGCTCGTAGTAAAGTCATCGTCATCGTTCAAGACAACAACAGTCGTTACTGGTTGCTGGGTGCTATAAATGGCCTTGAGGCAACCGCTGGAACTGCTGGAAGTGGTACTGCCTTTGGCGACCGAAACGGCTACGAAATAACGCTTTCTGGAATGGAGCCTGAACCGATGTTCCTAATCGCATCAACAGTCTTTACACCATCGACTACGCAGATACTCGGTTCGTAGTATCTTTGACTTAGGTTTTCATCATCTGAGGTTTGAGAGGGGCAGTCAGCAATGGCTGCCCTTCTTATTTTTACCCCATGAAGATTTGTATCGTTTACAACGCTCATCCAACCGGGTGCAGTTTCTACCGCCTTGAAATGCCGAACGCATACTTGGGCGACAACTACCCGGAGTTTGACTATGTGTGCGTCGAGAATATCACCACCATCAGCGACGAGGGGCTTCGTTCAATAGACCTGTTTTTATTCAGCAGGCTTTGGTGTCAGGGAACCATGGAGCAAGTCGAAAATGTTTACAAGGCCCTCACTCAATTCGGGGCCAAAGTTATCCTTGACCTTGACGACTACTGGGTCCTTGAATCGGGCCACATCATGTACCGCCACTATCACCAAACCAAACTTGCAGAGGTCATCCGTAAGCACATCAAATTAGCCGATTGGGTTACCTGTACCACCGAACATCTTGCTGCCCGCATACGGCCTCTAAACGCCAATGTGAGCATCCTGCAGAACGAGCCATACGAAGCCTACCAACAGTTCATCCCCAACCCCGAAGAAGAACCCGACAAACACCTCGTGAAGTTCGGTTGGTTCGGAGGTGCGCAGCACGGGGAAGACATGGAACTGCTCCGTGAGGGGATGCAGAAGTTACGCTGGGACGCAAACTTGGATGGCAAATACCGGCTCTATCTTGGAGGCTGGAACGACAACAACCCCGTTTACGAGGGCTACGAGAAAATCATAAGCGACCAAGGGAACAACCCGAACTACGGACGCATTCAAGCAGCGGACATCTACTCCTACGTTGGGGGCTACAACTTCGTGAACGTAACCCTTGCACCGCTCCGGGACACCAAGTTCAACAAACTGAAATCCGAGTTGAAGGTGGTTGAGGCAGGGTGGATGAACAAGGCCATCATCGCATCCGAAACCATCCCCTACACCGATGTCATCCGACACGGGGAGAACGGGTTTCTCGTGCCTTACAACAAGCCGAAAGATTGGTATAGGTACATCAAGCAGTTAATCCTTGACCCCGACCTGCGTAAGGGCTTGGCTGACAACCTCACGAGGGACATTAAAAAGCAATTCAACGTGGCCGAAACCGCCAAGAAGCGGGCCGAACTATACAGGCAGATTGGGCGCAAATTGTGAAATTCGGGGGCATCGCACATTTACAAGCAGATGCTTTACCTGAACCCTGACACGACCAACAC